ATGTGAGCGGAGGAAGGCGTTACGAGAAAGCACGCGAGGCTGTGTGAACAGCCTCGCGTTGCGGGGCTTAGACTGGCTCGGCGTAGAACCAGGTGCCAAGCGTCCCCATCTTGTGGGCACTCAGGCGAATGTTACCGAACTGGACTGGTTTGTCCTCAAGCAGCAAAGGTAGCTTCTTCATTACTTCTCCCACCGACGCCCCAGGAACGGCCGCACTAAGGGCTACGCTGGTCAGGAGGATGATTTCGAAGCCGGAGGCATGGGTGCCATCCCCTGTTCCGACGACGGTGATGGCGTTGATCTGACCGCTATGTTTGTCCAGGCTCAAACTGATGCCAACCAGCGGGCTGAGCATAATGGAACGTGAGTCGTTTACCTCGCCTCGTTTGACCGGCTCGGCCTCGATTTGGCTTGTGTGCTCCGCCTTTTTCAGCGTTTGCTCAAGTCGCTCGAGGTATCGCTTGTCGTCGAAACCGAAGGTTTTGCTGGCAGCCGGGGGTAATGCAGGCACGGGGTCGGGCGCCGTGTCCTCAGCAACGGCCTCCACGGCTGCTGGCGTCGAAACATCGCTGGTTTCCCCAGCCTGCCGCGCCTCGATCAAGCCCACCCCAAGCGCCAGCACCACTACGAAAAACCCCGCAGCGGTCCCCAAGGTGCCGCTCACCAACTGACTCATCACCCAACCCCAGGCCCGCTTGCGATACATCCGGTACAGCTGTACCCAGACCACACCCCAGACGATCAATGCCGCCAGAAAAACTACAAAGTCCATATTGTCTCCACGGCTGCCTCCACGGGCAGACCCTCGTTAATGACGCTCGATAACGCGCGAGCCTTCATTTGCGACCTGTGTGCGCAAACGCAGCAGCAATACGCTGCAGATGGGCCTTGTCGCCATCAGACGATTCCCGGTAGTTCGTAAGTAAGGTGAGTTCTTCGCGTAAGACGATGAAGCGCCCTGCGTTGCGCGGGCGCGGCCGAGTTCTGCTATCCATTTTCCGAGGCATGCGGGTTACTCCTTTAAAGTGGAGTAACCGAGAATTGGCAAAGCCGAAGGTGGGGCAATCAGACTGGGTCGACGCGACCCCGGTGAATCGATACCGACTAGTGGCTGCTGGCAGCGGCCATGGCTTCGGCGACACGCAGCACTGCGCCCTGATCTTCCGTACTCAAGCCGCGCAACTGCTCGATGAGACGTTGCTCGGAAGCATTGAGGGTCTCGACCGCGCCCGGGGTGGGCTGACCAGTGAGGACGAAACTGATGTCCAGGCCCAACTCGCCGGCCTTGATCAAGTACTGAGCGCCCGGCTCGCTGCCGCCCGCTTCGTAGGCCGCCTGGGTCCGCTTGGAAACCCCAAGCTGTGCGGCAAACAGTTCCTGATTCATGCCCAAACGCTTGCGTTCGGCCTGCAGGCGTTCCCCGATCATCTGAGAAAGATGCAATTATTTTCATCTCCGCTATTTACAAGTGCAGATTTGTGCATCATTCTTCGCTCGTCGCCACATGATATTGCACGGATCTGCACTATGCCCAATGCCACTACACCAGAGCAAGCACGCCTCCAGGCCCGTCAGGCCCTGGAGCGCCGCGGGCAAACCGTCCTGGCCTTTGCCGAGCTGCACAGTTTGAACCCCAGCACCGTGTACGCCGTATTGAGTGGCCAGAACAAAGGCCGCCGGGGCGATGCACACAAGGCAGCGGTATTGCTGGGGATCAAGGACGGGGAGATCACAAACTAATGACCTCCAAACGAATAGCCAACCAGAGCCTCACCCGCCCGGTCCTAGAAACCCGCCGCCAGGTCGTCAGTGCAGTTATCTGCGCCTACCCCGGCGGCCGCGAGTGCGCCGCCGCCCGCCTTGGCCTGCCGTTGAAGAAATTCGACAACCACGCCTACGAAAGCGCCGGCAGCCGCCCCCTGACCGACGAGCAGATCCTGCTGCTCGAGCAGGAAGCAGGCACCCACCACCTGGCCGACTACATCACCGCCCTGTACCGCGGCGTCTTCGTGGCCCTGGCCGATCCAGAAGAACTGGACAACCTGGACCTCTACGCCCGCTCGGTGAAGACCGCCGCCAAACGCGGCGCCGTCGACGCCATGCTCGCCGAGGCCCTGAAAGACGGCGCAATCGACGCCCGGGAGATCGAGCAGATCCTCGCCGCCCACCGCGCCCACGTGGCCGCGCGGCATGAAGAGATCAATGCAGTGATCACCCTGCATCGGGAATGAACATGGACCTTGCAAGCGGCGCCGGCACGAAGGCTCGGCGGGGAGAATTATGAGTACCTACAAGCTGGTGTGCCCCCATTGCGGCGGCGTCCTGCGCATCCGGACCAGCGTGGGACAACACATTTTCCTGCGCACCGCCTACCTGCAGTGCTGCACCGTGGCCTGCGGCGCGACCTTCCGCGGCCAGTTCGAAATCACCCACGAAATGAGCCCCTCAGGCATGCCCAACCCCACGGTGCAACTGCCGGTGGCCCCGCAATCCGTGCGCCGCGAATCGATGCGCAAGGACGACGAAACACAGATGGATCTACTCGACCTGGAGAATGCGTCATGAACAGCCCTACCCAAGCCATCGAATACCGCGAAGCCATGCAAGGCGCCGCGCTCGCTTTCCTGCAACGCCACGACAACGAACACCTGGGCAACGACCAGACGTTGTTCAACCGGGCGGTCAGCCACCTGAACCTGAGCCTGGGCGTGCCGGCCTACTTGGCTGAACAGTTGGCCGCCAGCGCCTACGTCGACCTTCGCAACACGCCCAACCATCCCTACATCGACCTCAAGCACAGCACCAACCAGGCAGCGGTGCTCAAGGACCCGCGCACCGGCAAGGCCTACGTCGTGTCCGTCGAATCGATCCTGCAGCACCTGACCGACCACCACGCTCACACGCTCCCCTCTCGCACCGCTTAACCACCTGACAACACCACCACCCACCGCCCGTGGGTTTGGGTGAACTGCGCTTCAAATCCGGGATAAGGCCATGAAAAACGCACTGTCGATTCATATGGAAATGCCGCCAGCCCTGGCCAGCGCGCTGCAGCGAGAACTGCGCGAGCGTCTGCGCATGGCTGTCCAGGAGCTGTGGTACGCCGACGAATTTCGGCTGATCCCGAACGGCTTCCGCGCCGGCGCAATTCTCACGGCCTACCCCGCCCTGGCGGCTCAGAAAAAGACACTCGGCGCGCTTCAAGCGGCCATCAAAGAGCAGGCGTAACCATGGAAGACCGCATCCGGGCCGAAGTACTGACCCGATTGGAACGCGACTACGGTTTGCGTCATCGCACCGGCACCCACTACCTGCGTGGCGGTGAATGCCCGGCGTGTGGCAAGAAGGAGCTCTACTCCCACGTCGAGAAGCCGTACTTCATCAAATGCGGCCGCGAGAGCAAATGCGGCCAGCAGTGGCACGTCAAAGAGCTGTACGGCGACCTGTTCGACGACTGGAGCAAGCGTGCCCCGTCCACCCATGAAGACCCGATCGCCACCGCGCGTGCGTACCTGGAGTTCGCCCGGGGCTTTCGCTTTGACCTGGTGCAAGGCACGTTCACCCAGGAACACTTCTACGACCCTGACCTGGAGATAGGCTCAGCGACGGTACGCTTCGCTCTGCCCAATGGCAGCTACTGGGAACGTCTCATCGACAAACCCCAGCGTTTCGGCAAGAAGAAAGCCCGCTTCACCAAAGGAGGTGGTGCCAAGGGGCACTGGTGGTGCCATCCCCGCGTCGACCTGCAGCAGTCGTCGGAGATCTGGATCGTGGAGGGGGTCTTCGATGCCATCGCCCTGATTCATCACGACATCGATGCCGTCGCAGCCATGTCGTCGAACCTGTTCCCCGAACAATCCCTGCGCGCCTTGGCCACCGAACGCGCCGGCAACCTGCCCAAACTGGTCTGGGCCCTGGACAACGAACCCGGCGCCCATCGCTACACCCGCAAATGGGTGGCCATGGCCAAGGCCATGGGTTTCACCTGCGAGGCGGCGCAGATCCCACAGCGCGACGGCCGCAAAGTCGACTGGAACGACCTGCACCAGCGCTGGGGTTTCATTGAAGACGTGGAAGCCCGTCAGCGGCGGATCGACGCTGACCTGGAGGAAGTCCGCCACCTCGGGTCGCTGCTGATCGCTGAAAGCGCCTCCGAAAAAGCCATGCTCATGTACACCTGGCGTGAGCGCGAAGAATTTCACTTCGGCTTCGACTCCCGGCTGTACTGGTGGAAGCTGGACATCAGCAAGTTCAACAACGCCATGCAGGCGCTGGAAACCAGCGAGAATCACGAAGAGCAGCTGCTCAACGAAAAGGCCAAGCGCGAGAAGGCACTGCGTATGTCCGGTTGCGTGGTCGAGATCGCCAATTGCTACCCGCGTGCCCTGTACTTCCAGCGCAACGAAATCACCGACGAGTCCTGGTACTTCTTCCGCGTGGACTTTCCGCACGATGGCGGATCGGTGAAGAACACCTTCACCGGTGGCCAGGTCGCCGCCGCCAGCGAGTTCAAGAAACGCCTGCTCGGCATGGCTGCCGGCGCGGTATTCACCGGCAGCGGGCAGCAGCTGGACAAGATCATGAAGGACCAACTGTTCGGGATCAAAACCGTGCAGACCATCGACTACGTCGGCTACAGCAAGGAATACGGCTGCTACGTGTTCGGCGACTTGGCGGTGAAGGACGGCCAGGTGATCGAGGTCAACGAAGAGGAATTCTTCGAGTTCGGCAAGCTGCGCCTGAAGACCCTGCAAAGAGGCATCAGCATCCGCCTCGAGCGCGATGCCAAAGAGTACAGCGAGCAGTGGCTGGAACTGCTGTGGCAGTGCTTCGGGGCTCAGGGCGTCGTTGCCCTGACCTTCTGGTTCGGCTCGCTGTTCGCCGAGCAGATCCGCGCCCGCTATCAGTCATTCCCGTTTCTGGAAGCCACGGGCGAGGCCGGCGCCGGCAAGACCACCTTGCTCAACCTGCTGTGGAAGCTGCTCGGCCGAACCGGGTATGAAGGCTTCGACCCGTCCAAATCGACCAAGGCCGGCCGCAGCCGCCTGATGGGCCAGGTGTCGGGCATGCCGGTCGTGCTGCTGGAGTCCGATCGCAGCGGCGACGACAAATCCCACGCCAAGAACTTCGAATGGGACGAGCTCAAGGACTACTTCGGTGGTGGCACGCTGGCAACCAAGGGCGTGAAGACCGCTGGCAACGAAACCTATGAGCCGCCCTTCCGAGGCACCATCGCGATCAGCCAGAACGCGCCCGTGGTCGCCTCCGAAGCGATCATGACGCGCATCGTCAAGCTGCACTTCGTTCGGCCCACCGTCACCCCGGCCAGCCGTGCAGCTGCAGATCGATTGACCGCCCTGGACGGCCACCAGTTGAGCCACTTCCTGCTCAAGGCCGTTCGCCAGGAAGGCTTGGTTATGGAAACCATGGCCGACCGCATGCCCTATCACGAAACCAGGCTGCGCCGCCTGCACACCCATTGCATCGCCTGCGAAGCGGCGTTTCCCGCCCACAACGACCACGCCAGCTGCCAGGCCTGCGGCAACCAGCTGCGTGGGTACCTGCGTGTCGAGCGGATCGTCAAGAACCACGCCCAGCTGCTCAGCCTTCTGGACAGCCTGCGCGAGATCGTGCCCCTTGCCGACGTCCAGGTCAGCGCAGTGCAGCGCTGCATCGTGTCGATGGCCATCGAGCGCCAGGCCTCGATCAGCGCCGACCACCCCGTGGTCGCCGAATTCTGGGAAGTCTACGACTACCTGCAGAGCCTGGATGCCGACGGCCCTGTGGTGAACCACAGCAAGAACGACAGGCTCATCGCCATCAACCTCAACGAGTTCGCCGAACGTGCAGCCGAGCATCGCCAGAAGCTGGCCGACGTCGCCGAGCTCCGCGACCGCCTGCGTGAGTCACGCACCTACAAGTTCATCGAATCGAACCGAGCGGTGGCCAGCGCCGTACGCGCCTACCAGGCCACCCGACACAACGCCATCACGACCAAGTCGCCGACTGTGAAGTGTTGGATGTTCCAGGCGTAGGACGGTCGTCCGCGCCAATTACCACCAAAGGAGAGAACCATGACCGATAACCCCCTACAGGATCTCAACATGCTCTTTGGCTTCGAAGATTGGGCCAAAACGCAGGATTACGACCTGACGCGCAGTGCCGACGACGCGATCTTCACCCACATTGAAACTCAAGCGGCCTGGTTGGGCTTCGAAGCCGCCCATGGCCCGGCAGGCTGCCGTCCTGAAGGCCAGCAGCTGTACGGACGTATCAAGAAAAGTAGTGATTATGCCGGCCAGACAGACAGCATTTTTCCGGTCCGAGTCTGCAAGGCGCCGTATGACGATTTCGTCGTGCACGGTGGACCCGGGGGCGTGTATCGCCTTCGTGACATGAATTTCTACGTGATCGAGGAAGGCAAGCAGTACCGCCTCGGCTGAAACCGATGGCCACTGGCACAGACCTGAAAGAAGAGAAGCACGCTCGAT